TATACGTTCATACTCTTCGTCTGTTAGCCGTGTGCCTTTACCGTGCTGATCGGTTGCTGTCTTAGCTACTGCACCTGTCGCTGTGAACTTAGGTGTCAGTATCTGAGTAGTGACTACAGGCCGAAACTCTTCGTGAACCTCCTGCTCTAGATCGTGTAGCTTGGTTTCAAACATAGCCACTAAACCCATAACTTTCTCAAGGTCTAAGACAAAGCCGTTGGTGCGTTGCTGATCAATGATCTTAGCTACTGCGTGTTCTATCTGCACTGACTGTGGCGTGAACCCACGGCTCTCAAGCTTGAGTGCTTCATAGACTTTAGTATTAAGCAACACATCGTTCTTGCAGTACTCTAACATCTCTGGAGTATACTGCTCCCATGCATCTTCCTGATCACCAAAGTCTCCTTTCTTAAAACCTAGACGATAGCCCCAACCTTCAAGTCCGTGGTTGCCTTCGCGTGTTGGCTTGAAGAGTCGTGATAGCACTAAGGTATCTACAATCTTCTTGTCAAACAAATCAATTCCGGCAACCTTTTTAATTGCAGGGATGTCATAGCCTATCAGGTTGTGGCCGATCAGTTTAGTTGCAGAGCGCAGTAGTCCGTAGCCTTGCTCTAGTTGCGTGTTGTCGAACGTAAACACATCCTTTGTATCAACGTCTTGTGCCACAATACAATGTATCTTCGTGGGGTCTAAGCCGTCTGCTTCTATATCAAATACTAAATTACTCATATTATATTCCTAGTTGTTAGTGTTAAATTTATTTGATTTGCTACAGTTCTCTTGGGCTGTAAGCACTTGTAGGTTACTTTCAACGTGCAAGCCTGACACTAGCTCACCTTGTAAAGGTATAACATGGTCAACGTGGTGCTTGACTCCTGTTGTTTCTGTCAATCTTTTGGCCTCTGAATATATAGCTTGTATACTCACAAGGTCAGCCCAAGGAACTGTACGTTTAATCTTAGCGGCCCTGTACTTAGCTCCGCTTGCGTTTCGTCTGTCTGGGTGTACCTGATGCCAAGCTTTAACGGCGGCCCGCGCCCTTTCAGGATTGGCCTCTCGCCAAGCCTTGTTCTTAGCCGCCGCTTTTTCTTTGTTTATTTCTCGCCAAGCTTTCCAATTAGCCCGCGCTCTTTCAGGGTTGTCTTTTATCCACGCCTTACTTGCAAGGGCTCTTTTCTCTTTGTTTGCTTTGCGCCAAGAACTATTATAAGCCTGATCTTTTTCTTTGTTTGCTTCGCGCCAAGCTAAGCCCGTGATAGCTTTTCTTTCTTTGTTAGCTTCGTACCAAGCTTTAGTCTTAGACTTAGTGCATACTTTACAGGTGTACTCATGTCCGTCCTTGGCATTCTTTCTTTTATAAAAACCCTCAAGCTCCTTAACCTCCCCGCACTTGTTACACTTCTTACTCATATGATCTCTCCGTCAAACTGAGCCGCGTCATAATCATCCAACTCTCGTAGACGCCCTGTCGCGCCATCATACAACAGGTTAGTAGCAACGCCAACATCTCCAGTGTACCTAGACTTCAGCACCCTAACCTTGGTGGTCGATGCCTCTATCTCATCGTCTGATTGTTGGTTGCGTTCAAGGCTGATAACACAATCACTTAGCTGAGCAATGCTCTGGCTACCTCTAAGGTGATTAAGCCCTGTCTCGATGCCGTTCTCGTGGCCTCTATTGCCCTCAACCCTGCGGAGGTGTGACACTAGTATCATACCACAGCCTGTCTCCTCTACCATAGTCCTGAGTCGATGCATGATCTGGTCGATAGCTTTACGCTCGTCATTTTCAAGGGTTGATAGAACTAACATATGAAGGTGGTCAACTACAATCCATTTACAATCTAGACCTATGATCATGTAGCGTAGCTTACTGAAGATGTCTTCAAGGTTATTGACTCCGTGGTGTGCGTGAATCCAAACGCGCCCCTCGTTCTCGCCCATAAACACTTTCTTAAAGCACTCGTCTAGTTGTTCCTCCGTGTACTGAGACTTAACACTGTCAAGGTGTAGCTTAGCGTTAGCCTCGACTGCCATGATACCTTCGGCAGTGCGTGACCAGTTCTCTTCAAGAGCCACAACACCTACATTATCTTCGGTGTTTTCAATCAACCAGTGTTCGATCTCACGAGTGACAGAAGACTTGCCAAGACCAGTACCGCCTGTAAGTGTGACTAACTCACCCGCCCTAAGACCTTCTAGCTTTTTATTTAAGCCGCGCCAAGGATATGGTATAGCTGTTTTCTTTTCTGTCCGTAACTTTTGATAGGCTTTAAACTGTTCGGATAGATTCAACACGCCAGAAGGCGTATAGATTTTAGCGTCCCAGAAAGCACTGACGTATGCCGCGTGTCTACCTTGGCGTAACATATCGTTAGCATCTTTGTAGTCTACAGGCAGTGTCATGATCTTAGCTTTCTTGGGTGTCAGTAGTTTGGCTACGGCCTGAGCCGCTTCCTTACCATACTTATCATTGTCAAAATTAATGACTACAGAATCAAAAGACTCAAGGTACTCAAGGCTATTCTTAACGTCACCTATCCCGCCTTGTGCGCCTGACTTAATAGAAACGACAGGCCACTTAGAACCCATTAGTTCGTAAGCGGCCATCGCATCACATTCGCCTTCTGTTAAAGTTATAAACTTACCGCCTGCTTTAAACAGGTTCTCTCCAAACAAACCTACTTCCTTGGGACTTCCTGTCCACGCAAACTCTTTGTTCTGTTTACGTATCTTAGTTCCTGACAACTCGTGTCCGTTGTAGTAGGGGTAGTAGTGCTTGTCTATCTTGCCGTTCAGTGTTGTTGATTTGACTCCGTACTTCTTAGCTGTAGCTAAGCTTATCTTGCGGTCAGTCAATTCATTAAACGTAGCTGTAGAACTGTTATTCATCTTGCTGTTCCTTCGATGTATTTCAAACTCCGTTTCTACATCATCATCTTGTTGCACTTCCGCTGTGCTATAGTTTGGTAAGTATGTCCTGCAACTGAAGCAGAACCCAGAGCCATTGTCGTTAACTGAAACTGGGTCACTGCCTCCACAAGCGGGACAAGGTAGCTTGTGTTTAACAAAAGGCATACGCCTTACTCCTCGTTGGTTTCCTCGTTAGAGGTTTCAATGATTGCATCATCTACTAGATGCTCGTCCATGCTACCAGTGAGAGTCATAATAGATGCGCGGGCTAGTGTCACGTTCAACTCTGCTTCGCGTAACTTACCTTGTGCACTCACTAAGACTCCGAATACTGACTGTCCTTCGGGTGATAACTGACCTACGTCATATGTAACATCGTCTTTGATGTAGGTGTACTGCGGTGCGTCACTCATAATTCATCCTCCATTTCGTCTGCTTCTGATTCAAACTCCGATCCATCGGGGCTACCAACTTCAACAAGGTCTAGAACTTGCATGGCTTGAAAGTCCAAGCCCTTAAAAGAACCAAACTTATTGGTGGTTTCCCACTCATTGTACTGCACCTTAACTACAGAACCATTCCCTACTTTAGCATCGAGAGGGTTCTTGTACTGATCAACAAGTCTAGGCGCGGCTCGTACTGTGCCGTCCTTTCCTTCTACTTTGCGCTTAATTACAATGGATGGGCCTTCGTCCATCTGCTTGATGTTGTATCCACGCGCTTTAAAATCTTCAGCGGTCGCCTCATCTACAACTAAGTTTACTGAGTACGTAGGCTCAAAGGTCGTGTTCGGTGTAGTGACCGATGCCCAGTACGCTGTGCCTTGAAGTATAGCCATGTTACTTTCCTCTTGTGGTGGTGGTTAAAATTGAGGTGAGAGTATACCACACTCTTCACCCCCTGTCAACATATTTATACAGCTATCGTGAACGGAAGACTACAATCAGTCACATTATTTATAGGGATTATGGAGTCATTGAGATACCGACTAACCGCCCTATTTAATTTCTTTGTGACTTCGGGAGTAAAGGAAACATTAGCAACTGTTCCGTCCTGTATATCAAAAGAAACAGTAAACTTAACTGCCTTGTTAAAGGACAACCTGCTGATGTACTTCCCAAAGTTAACTCCGCTGTCGGGCTTAGGGCAGAAGTATACTACAGGCTCAGGTTCAGGCTCAGGAGCGACTACAACTACAGGCTCTGGCTCAGGTTCAACAACTACAACAGGTGCTGTAACAACCTCCACTATAGGTTGTGGGACGATAGGTACAGCCGTAGCTAGTTCTTTAACTGCCAGTAGTTCTTTGGCCTGCTCGTCTTGCCCTGCCTTAACATCGTTTATCTCATCTAAGAGTATGGAATCGTTGACCGTCAGCGAGGTTAAAATATCCTCTTGTTTTGCTATGTCTTCCATAGCAATGCTGATACCCGCTTCGTTGTAAGTCAGTGAATTATTAACCGCGTCATAAGTTTCAATCAACTCATTTATATCTTTGACTGATCGTACATGATCGCGATTCAATTTAGATAACTGACCCTCTAATTTTTCAATCTTTTTAGTGCTATCAAAAAGCGAGTAGCTTGACACAGCTAAGGCTCCTGTAACTGCAAGTCCTATCAATACATTTTTATTATTCATCTAGACTCTCCTTTTTTAAATCTTCAATCATTAGTTCAGAGACATACAAAAGTTTAATTAAATATATGCAAGCGACTATAGCCACTGCTGTTAATATAAAATCCATAGTGTTTATCCTTTTAAAACTAAAATAACATTTATGAGTGTGAGCAAGGCCGCTAAGATTACAGCAGTCCTTACAGTTTTAATAAACCTTGATTCAAATTTACTTTTCAATTCTTCTTGTTCCTTTTCCATCCACACTGTTGCTTTCCGCAGAGCGTTGAAGAAACTTGCCTTTGTCGTAGCTTTGTTCATTTGTTTTCTCCTGTTTAAATATCCTGTCAAAATTACTGTCGTATTGTTCCTTGTTTACTTTCCGTTGGCGATCTCCTTTGCCGCCATGCGTTGCATCACTCATTCTCCTGCCACACCTTGCCGAATGTTACTATCATGAAGGGCGCAAGAAACACAACGCCCTCAAAAGATGCCGCACTTATTGAACCTGTCAGTGTATTACTAATCCACACTGGCTTACTGTCTGCGAACTCTAAGTCGATACCTACACCGTTGCGTAGATTAAAACTCAAGTAGTACTCTCCGAAATTAGCTGTCATGCTTTATGCTCCTGTACAATATGGTTTAATGTATTCGCCAACAGTTAAGTCAGACGAGGTGATATGTTTTATTACTACTCCCCATTCTTCAAGAGTCCAGAGAGCCTTGTCACCGCATACTAAATCTAATACAGCATTTTCTAAGGCTTGGTCATTCTTTTCAAAGATGTAGCGCACCTTGAGATGCGCTTTGGATTGTAAATTAAATGGGGCGTTGGCTAGTTTCATGCCGCTAACCTCAGTGCAGGCTCAGACTTGATAGCCTTTCGGATTACTTGCTGTCGCTCATTCTGGATTGATGCTATGTTGCGCTCACTGGACTGTCGAACCGCGCCAAAGTGTGTTGACCAATCGGTCATAGCATTATACACAGCCCACCAATTAGCACCTAAACGATTTCTGTAGACAGCATCATACACTCGCCAGATATAGTTTAGATTTTCATTGCGTCTTGGTAGTTTGTGTAACAGATCAGCAGGGCTGTAGCTATGCGAAAAGCTTTTAGAATCTAGCTTAACGTCCAAGGCATCCGCAAAGAAGTAGAAAGCCTCCATGTCTCTGACCTGAGTACCCTGCCAAGCCTTCCACAGTTCACGCTCATTGTTGAAGACATCTAAAGACTTAACAATTATATTAGCACCGTGCTCTATGTCCAAGGACTGAGTGTGCTTAGCCTTATAGATGGCTACCTCACCGCTAATAAATACTTGTAGATTTGTACACGCTGACTGCACAGCGGCAACACTAATCATGAACGGCCAAGTACCGTCAAAGGATGAGGTCGATAACAAACTAAGACTAGCCCTATCGCCATCACCTGTTTCGTATGTATGAGCAGGGAGGTTGTACTGCACAAAACATCTAGCACCATCATGACTAGTTCTTATTTGTTCTGTGAGTCCAACGGTATTTAGATCAGAACGCTCCAAGATATTTCGAGTGTTGTCTATCATCTTCTTGGGTGCTATAGGCTTATATCCACGGCCATGAACTCCTAACTCTGCCGCAGTGTCAGTCCTATAGATTATATTTTTAGAACTTTCATAAGCATCTAAATAAATTAAGGGCGCAACCTCTATATCAAAATCAGCCGCACCATATCCGCCATCCCTTAAACCTTGAACGGCACTTGCATTACTAAACATATTATGTACTGTATTCATCTTACTATTTCCTATTTAGGTTTTGTATTTGGATGTTAACATATTTAAATGCCCATGTCAACAACTATATTTTAAATCAATTACTTGACTTCTGAATCAATCTATGCTATAATAGACTTTATAGTTTAAAAGATATTTTATTCTCTCTTCATAGAAAACAATAAGAAAGAAAAGAACAATAGCTTTAAACAGATAAATCCGTTTCAACTTCTAAGGCGTAATCATCTTCATGTACATATGTATTATCTTCTACGTTTACATTAAGCAAACTATGACTACATAGACTACATAGTTCTGTACCGCCTTTATGCTCGTCAAACATTACTAAACAACAACCGCATTCGTATTTACCCATGATCCTCATCCTTAGTTATTAGTGTTGCTGAGACTGGTGCTGTTTCTACAACAGCGATACCGTACTTGTTCCACTTGTCCCGAATCTCGCGGTTGCTTGCAAACTTCTGAGCCTCTTCAGGACTCGATGCCGCAACATCTACATAGTACCCGATCAACTCAGACATTAACACCTTGTATTTATATACTGGTTCTGATGTGTCGATTATGCCTTTCATTTTCTCAACACCTCCATAGTTAAAGCTAATTGCTTTTTAATATCTGATAGTCTGCGGTAGTCCTCGCTTAATACTTCCGCGCCTCGATCGGTCAAATCAGAATAGTCTAAATCCTGCATCACTTGATCTTGCATAACGTCCAGTATGCCTATCAAAGCTCCATAGTTTTCCTGCGTTAGAACCGTTGTATCACCTGTTATTGTAAGCATATTGCCCGACCTCTCAGTTAAATCATTAATAAAATTATCAAAGTATCCTAGTTTATTAGCCATGTTAAGCCCTCGATGTTAGTTAAAATTAAATTCTAGCAAGTGTCACAGCCCACTACTTACCTGAGCGCGACACTCACTTATCTAATCACGCCACTAAGTCTCGGTATTGTGTCGCGGATTTAGCCTGTAGTATGTATTCGTTTGATGCACAGACTCGCGCACCGTTTGACAGTACGCAAATGTCATAGGGTTCTATGTCATCCACGCGCAACCATTCCGAATTGCTACCGTAAAAATTGTTTTTCAATTGAATGTAATCACCTATAAATAAAATCATTTTAACCCTCTCAAATCTGATACACGATCACCAGAAGACTTTAAAATTTTAATTGTATTTTCATCAACTAAAATACTAAAAGCCCCTGTACCCTCTTGGTTTAACATCCCCAAAGTTACCGCTACATCCCGACCTTTGGAGTCAGTCTCGATTGTCCAGAATAATTTGCGTTCCATGATACCTTAAAACCTCATATAATCCATTCTAAGCCTCTTTAATGGGTTAGGCTATGCTACCCTACTAATAAACACTAGAAAGCCTAAGGATGTAAACTATAGGCTTTATGGTGTTTACTGCTCATTCATCATTTCAACGTGTCTATGGTGCATATGCCGCCCCATTCTAATTAGTGCCTTTGCATCATCTACATCTAGCCCATGATGTTCTGCTATTTTTTCCACTGTCAGGTAGTTATTGAACCAATCAAGATAAAAATCTATTACCTGTACGCTCATTAATGCTCGCCTGTTCATGCTGTCGCCTCATTAGGGGTTATAAACTCAATGCTCATGCATCGCTGATAATCATCTTTAGGGTATTGCCCCATATTGAACGCTTCACCAACAAAATAATCATTACAACTTTGCTCTGTTGATTGGGCGCTAACTGATGTTGTGTAATTGTATTTAGGGTTTTTAAACATTACTTTTACCGCGTTCATGCTGTCACCTCCATAAAAGTATTAATATCAACAAATCTTTCTGTTGTTCCCATTCTTTGGCCTGTATGGTCTCTCATAGGCGCGTATATTCTTACTATGCCTTGATCTTTATTGTGCCAGTCAGTCTTAAAACTGGACATGGTTTGACCAAAGAACCGCAAAGTATCACGGCTAAAGAAATGAGGGCCAAGTGCTAGGGATTGCTTTATATCGTATACTGTTGGTTTCATGTTTGTTACCTCTCTGTTTGTGTGGGTCTTACTACGCCCCTAAAGGCGTTTCGACTATACCCCTATAGTCTCATCAGGTAAGTTATTTAATAACCATCATGATCATACTCAACGCCCTCGCTTGCATCCTCATACCCTCTACATTCTCCTAGGCATAGGTCGAGCAGGTCTAAAGCATTAGAATACTGAACCACTTGTTTAATCGGTAGGCCGTAATATTCCTCACCGCGTATATCTCTTTCTTTTAAAGCTTCCTTTTTAGTTTTTGCGCGTATGTTGTACGCCTCTGAATCTCCGATACACTGACAACACCAGTATGTTAATTTCATCTTTGTCACCTCTTTGTTATTTAAATAGTTACAATAAAAGGCACTCAAAGAATGCCCTTGATGTAATTACTTATCCGGTTACCCATTGATCAATCAAACCCTGCGCCCATGTCTCTGCGCCCTTGTTTAATCCGTTGCGACATTGTTGCTTAACTTGATAAAGTTCAGTT